TCATCAATGTCGGTGATTGTGCGAATGACAACCATGTCACCTGCAGTTGAAACTCCAACATTCTCGATTTCATCCAGCACTAATGGTGCATCTGGTTTTTTAGGATCAAAGACATCTCTTTCTAGACTCTCTGATTCAAGTTGAGTAGCGATAGAAATTTCTTCTTTACGCTTTTTTAATGCTTCTGCATTTTTCTTTGCTGCTTGCTCCGCTGCTTTGCCTGTTGCATCAAGCGGACTTGTTTGTGTGTTTGCCACGGTGTTTATTCTCCTAAGTTAGTTAGTGATGGCTGGGAGCCAAAAAAGGAGTAAGGCTCCCAGACATCAGGTAAAGCGATTTATTAGTTGGTGTAAACCTTAACAATTGCTTGATCGGTAATTACGCCAAGACCCCAGATTGCATACCAAGCAAGAGCGTGCTCACGACCGAAGTCAAGAACGCCACCATCACGAAGTTCAACTGGAAGAGAGATTGCGTGACCAAATGCGTTGTCACCAATCATGATTGATTCGTAAACTTCAGCACCGTTACCAGTTGCTGATGTTAGGTAACCTTTTTCTGCTGTGTAATTTGCAGACTCTGGGTTTCCACCACTTCCTGGAGCAGTGTTAGCCTTAACAGGAACTTCAATTTGAGATGCTGGAATACCAACAGAAGTTGAAGTTGTGTATGCAGCGTTAACTGATAGTTTTTTAACCTGTGTTGTTTCGATGAATACTACGTCGTATAGACGACCGATTTCACCTAGCATGAAGTTACCTGGAGCAGCGTACTTAGTTACTTCGATGAACTCTGGGTTCGAACGAATATCACGTGACTGCTTTGGGTGTACGAACTGTACGTATGTCTCGCCTAAACGAGGGATGTTCTTACCAGCAAGGGTAAGAGCAGCATCCTTTACAGCACCAGTTGATAACTTGTAGTTACCATCAAGGTCTGACATTTGTGTTGCTACTGTACCTTCGTTGTACCAGTCATTAACACCTTGTACTGATGAACGGTCATAACCGAACACTGCAGAAGTTGCTGCAGATAGAGTGTTACGTGCTTGTACATCTAGGTATTGCGCCATTTGGCGTCCTAGAAGACGAGATGCTGAAGCCATTACATCATCAAATGATGCATTAAGTAGCAACTCAGAAACAGCAACGGCATAACCGTGTTCTGCTACTGTGATTGCAATTTGCTCTGCAGTAAGTGCATTCGTAGTCATACGAACACCTTCTGTTAGAGGAGTTGGATCTACTGCGAAGTTCTTGTAACGAAGGAAGTTCACACGAAGACCAGGTGCTACACCTAGTTCAGTCTTCTTAACTGCGAATTGTTCGAAACGAAGAATTGGCATTGCCTGGAACAAAATTTCTTTCGACCAGATTGTTTGAATTGCTTGGTTCAGGCTTGTATTTGAGCCTGAGTAAGCGGTTGGGGCGCCTGCGAGTTGCCCTGTACCTGTAATTGCACTTGCCATTTAGGTCAAGTCCTTTCCTAGTAGTTGTTTGGGATTAACCGAACAGTCCCTGACCACGATTGCTGGCTGCTGTGCCAAGTAATTTGGCTCTTTGTTTCGCATAATCCGCCAATGACATTTCCCTGATCGAATCAGGTGAGTACGATTTTTGTTCCGAATCATTATCGAGGGGTCCTGCGGCAGGATTAGTAATTCTAGTTCCTGCCATTTGTTGTCTTGCGCTTTGCATTGCCTGTTGAGCAGATGACAAAATTCGAGCAGATTTTTCTTTCAACATTGCGATGCTCTGCTCTACTTCATCTGCACTGTTGCCGTCAATCAAGTCAATTAATTCAGGAACAATATTTTCCCGCTCTTGCTCAACTCTTTGTTGACGATAATTCATAACTTCTTGGAACTTACGTTCCTGTTCTAACAGAGCAAAGGCACGTTCTCTCTCAAGACGCTCAGCCTCTAATTGAGCCTGAAATTCTTGCTCCTTCTTTTTTAGGAGGTCTTTAAAAGAAAGTTCAGATTCCTCTTCTTCTTTCTTCTGTGCTTCTTTGCGAAGTAACTCTTCAGCATTACGTTGTTCACGTTCTGCTTCTTTAGCGGCTTGTTCTTCACGAGCCTTCTTTAAAGATGAAAGTTCTTCTTTCATCTTTTCCATTTGTGGGTATAACTTTGCTTTTTCTTGCTCACGAGCCTTAGCAATGTCATCTGCGCTATACACAGAACCTACCTCACTTGGATTTTCTTGTGCTGGAATTGCAGCCAGTATTTCTGGTGACAATAAATCAGCGGCTTCTACTGTATTTTCCATAAGGTTCACTTATCTTTCTTGGGTCGTTGTCCGAATGCCTTTCGGCGTATCACTGGGTTTTAACAAGACAATTGCATTACATTTAAATGCATATGTCTTGTTAAATTCTGATTTTACATCAGAAATCTAATTAATCCCTGTCTACTGTCCTTCTTTGTGGAATTTTTGTTCCATAAGCATCAGTGACAAGTTTGTTTCTTATCTCAGCCTCAGCCTGAACCTCAATCTCTTTACTCTCCTGGCTGGCTGGATTTAAGGGATTATCAGGATCTTGAGGACCTTGCATTCCGTCTCCCATTACATCACCATCACCTATAACGGTAGGTTGCATTGGAATAGCACTATTGCCATCAGGTCCTGGCATCATTCCAGTCATATCCATAATTTGTTTTTGAATTTGAATCTTTATTAATTGCAAGGCACCATCAGCCTCAGCATCAGCCATAAGTTCGTGACGAATTTCAAGCAATTTTTCTTCTGGGAATTCTTCACCAAGTTGACGCAAAGCACCTTCTTTTGACTCTAATCCCATTCCTAATTTGGTTTGAATCTCGTTTAATACAATCAACTTATCAAGAGGAAGTGGTTGTGGGAATTGTGCATAGTTAATGTAAGTAACTGGATCATTAGGATCTAATTGTGTGTATTGACCTTCTTTAATTGGTCCATCTTCATCTGGATTATAGGTAAAGGTTTCTGGTTCTTTAACTGCAAGCGTCTTTAATACTAACTCGTTAATTTTTTCTAAGCCTTTTCCGTATTGGGCTACCTTTTGTGAATAACGATTCATCAATGGTTGATATTGAATAGATAGTGCTACACCAGAAGTGTTTGAAATTGGTTGAACTTGTCCAAGCGCAGTTTCTGGAATGTTCATAAGTTCATGCATAGATCTTTTTAGAAGTTCTAAGTATTTTAAGGCTCCGTCTATACCTTGTGCACCGCCTTCTAAGTTGAAGACTTGGGCGTCTTTTGGAAGACCGCCCCAAACCTTCTTTGCGCCCTTTTCTAAGTTAGAGGCTTTAGCACCCACGATTACCGTTACTGGTGATGCGTGGTAGTTAATGATGTCTGCAACATCAGTGCTAATTTCGTTGTATGCACGGTTTATAGTGATGATGTCGTGTGCGTCTGAGAGACCCCACGGTGATCCTGAAACAGGAACATTAGGAATATGAACTACGGGAATTACGCCAAGTGGGTTTGGTCGTGAATCAATTAGTTCATCGTTAACATACTCTTCAATTATGTCGTCAGTAAGAATTTCAGTATAAGTAAATACTTGACGAGTACCTTCTAAAGATGTACCCCAAAAACGATACTTTTGTTTAAATCTTAATAATCTATTTCTATCATGTGGATGAAATTCTGGAAAACAAAAAGAAGAGTTCATAGGAAGAATACGAACACGACCAGGATGCAATAAGTTTGCAGAATCTGTCCAAGGTTCTTCGTATGCTACTTTAACAAAACAATCTCCAGTAATTCCACCTTGTTGTCCCATTTCAAGTAAGACACGCATTTTGTCGTTATCTACTTCCCAAACCCGTTCCAACCTGTCAGGTACAATCGCCTCAGTCGCTTTTGGAGACCTGTAATGAACACCACGGCCAAAGGTAAAACGAGACAAATAATCATTAAAGGCACGGTAATAGTTAACAGCAATTTGCATTTCACCTTGCTCACGACGGTACCCCCAATGGTGCCCTAAATACATCGCCCAGTTAAGTGAGTAACGGTTTAAACGAGGACCGTGAACCTCAAATTCTTCATCAGCAAGTTCTACTAGTCCTAAAGGAGAAATAGAAATAGTTAAGTCAGAGGATGCCGCTCTATATGACGGCGGACTAAAGTCCAAAAATGACATTACTTCTTGCCTTTATCTTTTTCTTTTGTAGATTTTTTTACGTCTTTTTTACTTTCACGTTTTTTACTATCTGCGTTTTCTTGTTTTTTCTTTGCCATATTTGCACGGCGACTTGCTTCAGTAGTTTCAACATACTGTCCGCCTGCTTGTTGATACTTCTTACTAACCCAAGCACTTGCGCCTGGATTTGGATAAGAAGAATACTTAGCCCGTGCCTGTGCAACAAACATTGCATACAGTTTTGGGTTAGCAGGTTTACGCATTTACGTCTCCTCCGTAGATGACCAATCTCCGTTCATACCCTATAGCATGAACGGAGTTAGGTGTTAATAAGTTACTTAGTCGTTTACGACTGTTGGGGACTGACGTTGGGTCCGTCCACCTGAGCGAGCAACTGTTTCAATTTGTGCTGCTGAATAATCGTTCATTGTTCCATGAGCAAATTCACCAAGAAATGTTGGTGCTTCTGTCCATGATGCAGAACCTACGTGAGCAC